CAGGAGGAAAGCAGGATACGAAGTTTAAGCCAGGAAAATCTGGCAATCCCGCTGGACGCCCTAAAGGGGTCCGTAACAAGCTTGGTGAGGCGTTCGTCAAGGCGCTGCACGATGACTTCCACAAGCATGGTATAGCAGCGGTAGAGCGTGTGCGCGATGAAAAACCTGATCAATACCTGAAGGTGATCGCAAGCCTGCTACCGAAAGAGATTGAGGTCGGCGATAATTTCGCCAGCGCACTTAAGGAAAGTCGTGATGCTGCGGTCGCAGCTGCGCTGAGAGCAGATGGCTAGTCACGCTCTAACGGCTGAGGATTTCGCGTTTTCGCGGTTGATCAGTTATGCTGCATATCAGTGGCCCGGTTATCGCGATGCCGCGCACCACAGGCTCATTGCGCGTCACCTTGAAGCGGTAGAGCGTGGCGAAATAACTCGCCTGATGATCACAATGCCCCCCCGGCATGGTAAATCCATGTTGGCTTCAGAGTTCTTTCCAGCGTGGTACATGGGGCGCAACCCGGATCATTATGTTGTAACAGCAACCTATGCGCAGGAGTTGGCCGACGATTTTGGCCGCAAGGTTAAGAACCAGATCGAAGATGAAGGTTTCAAGGCCATCTTTCCTGGCGTCGGCTTGGCCGATGATAGCAAGTCGGCCAAGCGCTTTCACATCGAAGGGCTCGGGTATGGCGGCTTCGAGCATGGAACAACGCAGCGCGGCGCATTCTATGCGGTTGGTATCGGTGGTCCGCTGACAGGACGTGGCGCGCATCTTTTGCTGATCGATGATCCGGTGAAAAACCGCGAAGATGCGGATAGTGAGGTTATCCGCAAGAAAACAATGGATTGGTACACCTCGACCGCCTACACGCGACTCATGCCAGGTGGTCGGATTGTGATAATACAAACCCGCTGGCACGAATCAGACCTTTCGGGGTGGCTTCAAGAGGAACATGAGCACGAAGGATGGTCGTTGCTCAATCTCCCAGCCATTGATGATGACGGACGCGCTCTGTGGCCTGAACAATACCCTGTAGAGGATCTTGAGCGCATTAAGCGCGCCCTTCCCGCACGAGACTGGTCGGCGCTCTACCAGCAGAAGCCACAGCCCGACGATGGCACATTCTTCCTGCGCGACTGGTTTCCGTCATGGAAGGAGTTGCCCAAACATATGTCGATTTACGGTACGAGCGATTATGCGGTGACAGATGGCGGAGGCGATTACACGGTGCATCGTGTCTGGGGCGTTGACGCCTCTGGCATCCTGCATCGCCTTGATGGCTGGCGCGGTCAGACCAGTTCGGATGTCTGGATTGAACAGCAACTTGATCTGGCCGAGCGCTGGAAGCCAATTGCATGGTTCGGGGAAGCTGGGGTGATCGCAAAAGCAATCGAGCCGATGCTTACAAGGAGGATGCGGGAGCGGCCTAAGGCATGGGTGAAGATGGAATGGCTCCCTTCTATCCATGATAAACCGACGCGCGCACGTGGCTTCCAAGCCCGCGCGGCAATGGGCAAGGTCCGCTTTGAGACAGGCGCGGATATTGGAGAGTTTCTTGCGTTCCCTGCCGGAAAGCATGATGACGAGGTTGATGCAGCAAGCATGATGGGGCGAGCCCTCGATATGGCGCACCCAGCGATCATCCCGGTTGCCGAGGTTAATCCGAACCCGACCGACTACCGGCCGCAGGTTAATGATGAAGCACAAGGCAGCGTTTGGGGATAAATACAACCGCTGATTAGGCCACCCTCCCCTTAATCGGGCATTATGACCGATGAAGAGCGCGCAGCCGAGATCGACCGCCTGAAAGCCATGCTATCCGCTTCTGAGCGCGGAGGGCCTGGCTTCAAGCAGCGCATCGAAAAGATCAAGGCGCGCATCGCGGAGCTTGAAGCGTGATCGCCGATAGCCTTGATCCCAACAACCCCATCAGCGGCGAGCAGGATGGTATCCCCAAGCCCCAGTTTGCTTATGATCCACCTTCGATAGAGCGGCTGCGCAAGATGTTCGATGACGCCCGGTCAATGACAGATCAGACCCGGCGTCTCGGGCTGAAACGTCGGTCCTATTATGATGGACCGGGGCAACTCACATCCGAAGTGCGCACCGTTCTCAAGCAACGGGGCCAACCTCCTATCTACACAAATCGGGTCAAGCCCGCGATCAATGGCCTGCTCGGGGTGTTGGAGCAGGGCCAGACGGACCCAAGGGCTTATCCCCGTAACCCGCAGGATCAGGACAGCGCCGATGTGGCAACAAAAGGCCTTCGTTACGTCGCTGATCTCACGCATTTCCAGCGCACGAAACTGGATGTGGCTGAGAATTTCTTTATCGAAGGAACCGGTGCGGCGATATTCGAGTGGGACGGGACAAATCCCAGGGTTACCCAGATACGCTGGGAAGAGTTCTTTTATGATCCCTATAGTCGCCGCCTCGACTTCAAGGACGCGCGTTATCTTGGTGTAGCCAAATGGATGGACCTCGATCAACTTAAGCGTCTTTACCGGGAAGCTCTTGCGCCTCTGGGCGACCCAATGACCGGCAATAGCTCTGCATTGGAGGCGACATGGCAGGACCGGCCCGACAATACCTCTCCATGGGTCGATCGTACACGTAATCGCCTGATGGTGGTCGAGATGTACCACAATGAAGGCGGGCAATGGTTCCGCTGTGTCTACATCGCCGCTGGTGTGCTGGAATACGATATATCGCCCTATCGAGACGCCAAGACCGGAGAGACGCGGTGCCCGATCGAGGCGCAGTCGTGTTACATCGATGCAGAGAACGGGCGGTATAGTCCAATCGATGACATGATCCCGATTCAGGATGAGGTAAACGCGCGCCGCTCCCGGTTGCTGCACCTCGCAAATAGCCGTCAGATACAGCAATCTGATCCAATGGCCGCTCCGGTTGATGCCACAACGGCACGCAGAGAGGCCGCAAGGGCAGACGGTATTATACCGCCCGGCTGGCAGCTAGTGCCAACATCCGACATCGCATCGGGACAGCAGCTATTGCTTGCTGAGAGCAAGTCCGAGATTGAGCGTATGGGGCCTACCCCGGCAGTGCTTGGGCAGCAGGGTTCACAGTCGCAATCAGGACGCTCGCGCCTCGTTCTTCAGCAGGCGGGCATGACCGAATTGGCGCGCCCTCTTGGCGGTGTAGAGGATTGGGAGAACCGGGCCTATCGTCAGATGTGGCAGGTTCTTCAGCAGTTTGTAACCGGTCCATGGTGGATCAGGGTAACGGACGATCGTCGGGCACCCGAATTCCTGCAAATCAATGAGGAGGTTCCACTTACCAATCCGGATGGGTCGCCAATGATGCAGATCGTGGCCGGGCCTGATGGTCAGCCGATGATGCAGCCAGCAGTTGAGATCAAGCACCGCATTGCCGAGATGGATATGGACATCATCATCGATAGCGTTCCTGACACCGCCAATCTTGCGCAGGAGGTGTGGGCGGACCTGCTTGAGCTTGTTGGTCAAGGTGTGCCCATCGGATCGCCGCAATTCATGATCGCGTTGGAAATGTCTCCCCTGCCTAACAAGTCGGAGATCATCGAACGTGTTGAGGCATGGATGGCGAAGCAGCAACAGAGCCAGCAGCCCGATCCAGCGCAACAGCAGGCCATGCAGCTTGAATTTGCCGAAAAGCAGGCAACTATCCAGAACAAGCAGGCCGATACCGAGAAAAAACAAGCGGATACCGCACAGACCTATTTCGAAATGGGGCGTGGTAGTGTCGGTGAAGAACCAGAACCGGCAATAAATACAAACGCCGAAGCCTAATTCTCTCCCTTATCCCCACGAGTACGCCTTCGGGTGTTCTCGTGCCGCCGACACGTAAACCGGCGCAGGCCACCGCTGCATCGGGTGCTTCGTCAGTCGTCCACGATACGGGCGGGAGGGAATAAATGGGCATCGAAGATATTTTTAACGGCAGTGTGGACGCGGAACCGGAAGCGATAGCCCCGGCCAACGATCAACCTCCCGTTGAAACTGTGGAAACGCCGGAACTTGTAGCGGAGCAACCGCAACCCGAGCCGGAACAGCCGCAGGTCGAACCGCCGCAGGAAGAGAGTCGCCAGGTGCCGCTCGCAACCTTCCTCGATCAGCGGGACGAATTGAAGCGATGGAAGCAAGAGGCGGAAGTACTGCGCCAGCAGGTCAGCCAGAAGCCGAAGCAGGAAATCCCCGACCCCCTCGATGATCCGCATGGGTTCGCGGCGCATCAAAACGAACATGTCGAGCAACGTCTGGTCGAGCAACGTTTTGAAATAAGCGACGTGATCGCAAGGCAACAGCATGGTTCGGAAGCCGTAGAGGCAGCCGGAAAGTGGGCAACGGAGAAGGCAAAAGCCGATCCGTCATTCGCCCTCTCCTACATGCGGCAGCAGCACCCAATTGACTGGATCGTCCAGCAGCACAAGCGGGACGCCATGATGAGCGATATCGGCAGTGATCCGGACGAATATGTCCGCCGCAGAGCCGCTGAACTCGGTTTTATTCAAGCACCCGCACCGAGCGCTGCCCCGGCAGCACAGCAACAACCAGTGGCCCAGCCCACGCCGCCGAAGTCATTGGCAGCAGCCCCCGGAACAGGAGGAGGCGTCAAGGACATACCGACCGGTCCGATGGGGGCTTTAGGGTCCGTGTTCACAAGGTAAGGGAAAATGGCAGAAGTCGTTCTGGCACAGGCCAGTGAAAAGCAAGTCTGGGTAACCAAGTTCCTCCGCGAGTATGTGCGTGAGTCCGGCTTCATGCCGTACATGGGTACTGCGGAAGACAACATCATCCGCATCCGCAACGAACTCAAAACCGAGGGCGGATCACGCATCAACGTGCCGCTGATTACTCGCCTTAAGGGTCGGGGTGTTCGTGGGGCTGAAGTCCTTAAAGGCAACGAAGACGATCTGGGCAACTACAACGATCAGGTTGTGATTGACTGGATTCGTAACGGCGTGAAGGTGCCGAAGTCCACCAGCTACAAGACTGACATCGATCTGTTCGACGCGGCGAAGCCAGCGCTTCGTACGTGGGATGCCGAACTTCTTCGCGATGATATCATTGACGCCTTCGCATCGATCATCATCCCCGGCGCTCTGGACAGCAATGGCATTCCCGGCACGGACAGCGCAGTGCTGTACAATCTTGCGACGGCTTCACAGCGCAATGCGTTTCTGGCGGCCAACCGCGATCGTATCCTGTTTGGCAATTCAAAGGCGAACGCGTCTTCGAACGTCTGGGCAACTGCGCTGGCGACAGTTGATAACACGAGCGACAAACTGACGGCTGCAACCGCGTCTCTTGCCAAACGCATGGCGCGCACCGCTGGCCAGATCGATGGTACGATCAACATCCGTCCGTTCAAGTCGGATATGACTGCTGGCCGTGAGTGGTTCGTGATGTTCTGCAATAGCCTGTCGTTCCGCGATCTGGCGGCAGACACGACCATCATCAACGCCAACACGCAGGCACGTGCACGTGAAGGCGATGCGATGGAGCGCAACCCGCTCTTTCAGGACGGCGACCTGCTTTATAACGGCATCATCTTCCGTGAAATCCCGGAAATACCGGTTATCACGGGCGTTGGCGCAGGCGGTATCGACGTAGGCTTCAACTATCTTGTGGGCCAGTCCGCTATCACTGTTGCTTATGGGCAGGATCCTATCTTCCGGACCGATCTCAAGGAAGATTACGAATTCCGCCCCGGCGTCGCGATCGAAGAACTGCGCGGCATCAAGAAAACCTCATATGCGGGCAAGCAGTATGGCGTGGTTACTCTCGTCAATGCCGCTGTCGCTGACGCCTAAGGAGTAATCGACATGGCAACTTTCAAGTCCATCGAAATGGGTGGTGCGGCAGCAAATGGCCGCACCTACCCGGTGTCTGGCCCTGGTTTTGGCGGGCGCACGACCCATGCGGCGCGCGGTGAATATACAATCACCGCAGCCCTCGCGAACGCTGACGTTATTCAGCTGTTCTACCTCCCGGCACGTGCACGCATTGTATCCGGCTTCGTCAAGTCCGATGATCTGGACTCGGGCGGCACTGGCTTGCGCATTGATGTTGGCGATGCTGGCGATCCAGATCGTTATCTTGTCGGCGGCGCAGGCACTCCGGGTCCGGTTG